CCCTCATATTCTTTTGCTTCTTCTGTTTTTGTTTCATACTTATCTACTTTATTGGATGTGAGTTTATTCTTTTCTTCTATATCGGATGCTTGATATGTAGATGCGGTTGGTATTGCTCTACCTCTATTCTCGTGTCCTTTTAGTTTATCTATACTCAATCCTACATTGTGAGACTTTGGAAATCCTGAACCATACAACCACATTATCTGGTCTCTAATCTCAAATCCTGCGTCCTCTATATTCACGACCATACGGTGGTATGTTCTGGTTCCTCCAAAAGATAAAACGTGTCCTCCTGGTTTTAGCACTCTCAATACTTCCTTCCAAAATTCAACGCTGGGAACATCGTGGTCCCATTTTTTATTCATAAACGATAATCCGTATGGTGGGTCTGTTACTACGCTGTCTACGCAGTTGTCTGGCATTCCTTTTAGGAGTTCCAGATTATCGCCGCACATAAGTTTCACGGCGTTCTTTCTTGTCATTTCTAATAGTGTCTTTCTCATATACTATATATATTATATTACGAAAGTCTCTTTTTGATTTATTTTGATTTATTTTTATTTTTTTTCTAAAAAACACTAAAAGAGAGATTTGGAATATAATATATATAACATAGGAAAGAAAACTTTATTGTTATACTTTCATATAATGAATATAATAGCAAATACAGGGCAATAGAAATCAATACGGGTAAATAAAAAGCAATATAAAATAGGTTCATCAACAGGCACTGGCTCCTAATTCTACCAATGAATAAAAACAATGCCTTCTATGAGAAAGAGACTGCAAATCTCATCATAGAAAATCAAGACCACAGGTTGAAATACCTCTATATAAGGGCTGCAATCCTTATATAGAGGGTGGTTGAGAGAAGTCAAAAGAAAGGCATTGTAAAAATGTCCTGCGCTGTCTAACCTGACAACAGGCCCTCCATACTCGCAAGAGTTTACAACGATGCCTAACCCAGTGTGGTTGTTTTGATTGAGAACGAGCGAGCTTTGGTGCTCTCTCTACAATAAGACAATCGTGGAGGGGCGGCAGCGTAACGAGACTGACCGTGGGGTGCTTTTGGCTTGGCAGAAAGAGTAATCGTCTGCAAACACGAAGTATGTATATTTCTTTATTTAGAAGTTCTACATATGGAGGGTAAAGGTCTCGTTATATCCAGTAGTTATTCTTTACCTAAAAAGATGCAACATCATGATATACTAATAACTAATATAATAACTATTTACGAGAAAATCTCAAACGCCGATAGCGTCGCCCCAAGCAGAGCGACCATTGGCAGTGAGGACAAATTGTGATTATAGACCAAGTTCGTTTAGTCTTCTGTCTCTTACCTCGTCTTTGCTCCACTCGGCATTTATGTAGAAGTAGCCTTTACGGTATTTCACCAGGTATTCTTCCAGTTTGATTTCTTTATCTGGGTCAAACGCATATGGTTTCGTCCATACATCTTCTATTGTATAGACATACACTCGCCCGTGTAGTTCACGCATTTTGTCTTTGACTTCTTGCACTACTTCTTCTTTTGTCTTTATCATACCATTTATGTTGTGTGTCTTACAAATATACGGATTATATCATATGCCAAAACAAATCAAACATAAAAACTTTTTCGCAATACTTTTCAAGTTCTCTTTGTTGGCTTCTTGTTGCGAAGCAGAATTGCCCGTTTATCCAACTACCATCGTATACCGCACATATTTCCTCTAAACTAACCGAGTTTGATTTTGCTGCTTCTAATACCTCATTTATCGTTTTCATAATTTCTATTTTTAGTTTGTCTTACAAATATACGGAACTTATTCCAATAAACAACAACTTTTTTTATTTTCTTTACTATAACTTCTATAACTCAAAGTCGTGGTTGCCCGCCACGCACAAAGGCCAGCCGTGTGACGCTGGTCTTTTCTTTTTGATATATAAGTAAACAACAACGATTATGAAACATACGAAAGAACAAGCATATGAACGCGCTGTTAGAGAGATAGCACAATATGAAACGGCAATACATTTGAGAAAGGAAAACTACTCCTTATATCTATTCCTTCGTAGGTGGGAACTTCTATACCTAATGCCGAAAGGAAACCACATAACAAAACTTGCCTATACAGACGAGGAACTGCTCCTAATGGCAGATAAATACGAAACCTTATACGACATTAGAACAGAGTATCCAAACCTCTTACGCGCTCTAAAAACACGAAAGATACTTCCAGAGAAATTCCAATGGCCCAGACCAAAAACAGAGAAACGAAAAAGAGGTAGACCTAAACAAGAAAAGATTGAGAAAGAACCTGAAATCAACATAATACCAAAAGCATTTCGTGGTGGAAACAGAAAAGGACCTCACGCTTGCTTCCGAGCAGTAAAGACAGATACTGGCACAATATGTGGAAGATGTCGTAAAGAGTTTCAAACTATGTCAAAGGCTTGTAAAGACTTATGCCACTCTTGTAGCAACGCAAAAGCACTATGGGACAACTACAACTCTAATAAAGAAAACAACCCTTGTGTTCTAAACATACTGGGTAATGTGAAAGACAGATACTGTCATACCATACTGCAACTTCCAGACGGTCCTATGTATATAGGTATTGAGGTAGACAACAAAGAAAAAAGAAGATTATTTGATGCAGGGTATTTGTTTATTCTAAAATAATCCTTACATTTGTAGAAACTAAAATATATTATTATGAAAAGTAAAATCTACAAATGCTGCTTATGTAGCACAATTCAAAAAGGCTACGGCAACAATCCAGCACCATTAGTCGTAGACGATAAGTCTCAATGTTGCGACCTATGTAATGAAAAAGTAATACAAGCAAGATTTCTTGCTGCTTGGAACCAGGACCCGAACGAACTATAAACAATCCATATCAACCTTTTTTCGCTTTTGGAGTATAATATATATAACATAAAAAAAAAGGGCAAACAATGATAGACTACAAAAAAGAAAGAGCCAAACTCCTTACAAAGACGAGGAGTTTTGGGTTTAGAGTTCAAAAGCAAAACGGACAAATATATTTCGGTCATAAAGAAACAGGAGACGAACACCGAGTTTCGGATGATTTTGAGAATATAAGAGCATTTGTAAAACAAGCAGAGAGAGATTACAAACTAAAACAACTTGGACTATGATTGATGTAAAGAAAAACAACACAAACCTGACTGACGAAAGCCTAATAGAGATGAGCCTTGCAGGTGGGGCATACGGAACTCTACAAGGTATGGATATGATAAGAGCAGAGTTCCAGGACCTTATTATGGATATGCAAGAGCGAGTAGGAAGGTGGCGTATATGGTTCTATGACAATACAGACAGAGGCATCGTTGCAAGTTTGTATATCACATACGACGACGAAAGACTTTTGGCAAAGACCACAGAGGTTCAGCGAGACAGCCTACTAAACAAACTTGGAATATGATACTATAACTAATAGCTTTATTCAATCTACATACAAAGAGCCGACCAAAACAAAAGGTCGGCTTTTTATATTTTAGAAAAAGGACCAGAGATGGACGCAGAAAAAGTAATGGACGGTATAATAGACGAAATCTATTCTCTTACAGGAGAACTTGCCGCAAATGTAAAAGCAGAGCAGTATGAAATTGCTGCCATACTCAAAGTGGATATAGAGGATATGCTCCACAAGATAGCAGACAATCTTATTGAGAAGAAACTAACCACTCTACAAAGAGAGCAACTTGACTTCTACCTCGCAGAAGTAAAGCATTCCTTTTTGATTGACTGGTTTGAGGTTATGGAAATGGAACCACCAGAAAGAGAACATAAATAATATATAGAATATGAGAAAGCCAAAAACAACAGAAGCAAACAAACAAGCATTCCTGAAAGCTTATTCGGCACACCTTTGCATTGTAAAGAAAGCGTGTGAGACCATTGGTATTAGCAGAACACAATACTACTTTTGGTTGCAAGACGACGAAGCATTCGCAAAGGCTATTGAGGACGCAGAGGCAGGACAAATAGAGTTCGTAGAAGACGCACTTCTAAAAAGAATAAAAGAAGGTAGCGACAGTTCTATTCAGTTCTACCTGAAAACAAAAGGTAAAAAAGCAGGGTATGGGACACAACTCGACATAACTTCTAACGGGCAGTCCTTGGCGATACCTAACATAATAGAACTAATAGAAGTAAAAAAACAAAATGACAAAGATGAAAATAAAGGAGAAGTATAAGAACTTATACCACAACGGTATTACATACAATTTAGGTAATATGAGCGAAGAGAAACTCAAAAGAGTTTGGGAAACTAACCCAGATTTGAGATATGCTTTTGAGGATGAACCAGTAAAGTTTGACGAAGGTTTGATAGACATTGGTATAGACACACCTGAAAAGTTTGACGCGCAAATAAAGAAGGTCGTTTCAACACGAACAAAAAAGAAGTAATATGAATTGTCAACCTTACAGATAAAACACACACCGGTATTCGCCAAAAACTGGAAGTCGCTCAATGACCCGAACATTAGGTTCGTAGTCAATCAAGGAGGAACTCGTTCCAGCAAGACATATTCCTTATGTCAACTCGTAGTTGTTTACTGTTTGCAAAACCCTGGCAAGACCGTCTCAATAGTTAGACGGTCTTTTCCGGCTTTGCGAGCTTCTGTAATGAGAGACTTCTTTGAGATAATGAATACCCTGGGCCTCTACGAGGAGGCCAGTCATAGAAAGGTAGAAAACATATACAACTTTCCAAATGGTTCTTGTGTAGAGTTCTTTTCATTAGACGACGCACAAAAGGTGAGAGGTCGTAAACGAGACCTGCTATGGGCCAACGAAGCAAACGAACTTGACTTTGAGGATTACAACCAGTTGAACTTCCGAACCAGTGAGAAACTATTCTTTGATTTCAACCCGTCGGATGACGAACACTGGTTATACGACATACTCGCAAAAGAAGACGCGGTGCTAATACACAGCACCTACAAAGACAATACATTTCTACAACCTTCTCTTATCAAAGAGATTGAGGACCTTATAGAAGTAGACCAAGACTACTACAACATATACGCATTAGGTCTGCCAAGCAAATCAAATCACACTATTTACAATCACCATAAAACTTACATTGACGAATTAGAAAGATATGACGAGACCATATACGGTCTTGACTTTGGATATAAACACCCTGCTGCTCTAATCAAAGTGCAGTTCAAAGAAGATATGTCATTTGTCAAAGAGGTGCTATACGAGACCCACCTGACTGCGGAAGACCTTGTAGAAAGGATGAACTCATTAGGCATACCAAAGTCTGCTCCAATCGTCTGTGATTACGCGAGACCAGAGATTATTGAGGACCTACTTCGTGCTGGCTACAATGCTCTACCTGCAATCAAAAATGTTCTGGAAGGAATAAATGCTGTGAAACAATCAAAACTATTCTACCACTATGAGAGCAAGAACTTGGCTAAGGAGTTCCGAAACTATAAATGGAAAAGTGCTGGTGATAAACTACTTGACGAACCTGTAAAACTATTTGATGACGCGATGGACGCGATGAGGTATGCTATACTATGGTATAAAAAGAACGGTATGAAAGGTTCTGGTGGTTGGTCGTTTATGTCCTTTTAGAACAAGGGAAACACTGAAATATAATATATATAGTATATGAGTGGAAGAGATTGGAAAAAGCACATAGACACCTTTATTGGAAGGAATTGGAAGTTTATTGAGGAGTGTGCGAATAATATAATGAAAGGAAAAAAGAACAATGCAGGAGACCTATTAGGCGAACTTTGTTTGTTCCTATACGAACAACAAGATAAGGTGGTTCCATACTGTGCCAACGACAATTCACTAAAAGCGTTTTGTTTGAGTTGGATGAAACTACAAGCACAATACCCGAGCACACCGTTCAATCGTAAATATACACCGAACGCACAAGCAGAGGAAATGCCAGATGTTCCTACAAGCGATGAAACGGTTCCAGAAGACGAATACATACAAGACCTACGACGCGTCTATACAGACGAACAGGTTGACAAGATACTAAAAATACACGATATATACCCAGGCCTGTCAAAAGTTCATAAGATACTTTTTCAGGCTTATTTTATTGAGGGGCTTTCATACGACAAGATAAAGGACAGATATGACTTTTATCGCACCGACAAGAACGGAAAGAAGATACACTACAAAAGCAAGAAGTCAATCTATAACCTAATGAAAGAACTCAAAGACGAAATAAAGAAGAACCTATGATGGACTATAATGAGATACCTGACCTTGAAAAGGCATACGAAAGAACTATAAGACAGATTGCTAAATACCCACTCAACGAGCATAGCAAACTCGCTATTGAATTGCTACTGAAAAGAACAAAAGCAAAGAGACGAAAACAAAAAATAGAAAACTTATGGGATATGAAATAATAATGTTGGCGTGTGTTGGCGTCCTTTTACAATGTGCTGAACCAATTATACTAATGAAAAGATTTTTAGGGTTTGAGGAAGAGAAGTATGACACCTACTCAAAAGAAAAGAGGTTCTTTCACAGACTTCTTTATTGTGCTATGTGTCTTACCTTTTGGGTTGGACTTGCTTTTACTTGGGACTTTGGTATCTCCGTAATAGGTTCTGTCCTTGCAGCCTACATACACAAAAAGATAAACGAATAATATGAACGAGCAAGAAAAACAATTGGCTGCACTAATGGCAGAACTCGAAGGTAAAGAAAGAATAGAGGCAGAACAATGCACTCGTTTATTCAACCTACACAACTTCTTTTTTACAGACCTACCAGAATACAACAAAAGTTGTCCTGCTTGTAGAGAAAGAGTATGGAACAGAATGAAGAAGTTCTGGTCCGACAAAAACACAAAAAGATAAAAATATATTTATAGTATGAAAGCGAAACAAAAGAGTTGGAAAGATATGACCCTCGCGACGGCGAAAGAACTAATGCAGTTAGAGAAGCAAGCAGAGAGTATAGACCCTATTGATTTCATTATTGAAAGAGTTGCCCTTCTTGATAACAGAGACCCTGCCGAAGTAGAGAACCAAACACCTGAAAAGATTTTTCAGCAGAACGATGCTTGGTCTCTTTCTAAAATGCCTGTTGCTAAATTTACACCGTGGACTAAAATAGACGGTAAAGAATATGGTATATCACCACTTGACAAGATTACATTGGCTCAAATGGTTGATATAGAAGAATACTACAAAGGCGGATTAGAGCAGAACATTGACAAGATTATATCAATACTCGTTCTTCCTGTTGCAGATAAAACTATTCTTGGAAAAAGAACATTAGAAGAATACCAGTATGACGACGAACGAGTAGAGGAGGTTAGAAAACTTGATATGGAGTTCGTTTGGCAGAACATACTTTTTTTTTGGACTGGCGTAGAGACATACATATCAAGTTTCAGGGACTATTTAGCGGAAGTGGCGAAGACGACGACGACGGAGATGCAGATGCCAAACTTGCTGAATATGATGAGGGAGTTCAACCAGGTTCTAACAGGAAAACAATCTCCGACGCAAAAAGAGACGCAGGACAAGACCTGAACCAGAAATGGGGTTGGGTCGGAGTTATATACAGCCTATGTGGTGGTGATATAACAAAGACAGAGGCAGTGGTGTCAAAACCCGCAATTGAGTGCCTCGTATGGCTTAGCTACGAAAAAGAAATGGAAATAAGAAAATGAGTTTCACATACAATCAAATACTAAAAGAGATAGAGACAATCGCAATGGCTAACCCGTTCATAAAAAGGTTTGGCTCAGGTGAAATCTCCGACATAGAGACTGACGGTCCAAATTCGGAACTATACCCTATGTGCTGGGTAGTTCCTCAACAAGTAGAAATAGGAGATAATGATATGGTCTACCTTCTTCGTATATTGGTGTTTGACATTGACGACACAGACGATAGCAAACAACAAGAAATACTTTCCGATACTTTACGAACTCTACAAGATATAATAAAGATTTTTAGAAACTATAACGACGCATACGCATTGGAAGGCAGACCTACTTGCTTTCCTTTCACACATAGGTTCGTTGACTACAACACTGGCTGGTGGTCCGATATGAGAATAACAACAGAGCTGGCGAACAACCCTTGTGAATACCCAGAGTAATGGCAGTAGACAACATATACAAAACACTTGAAGGAATAGGTAAAACTATTGTTGAGGAAATGAAAGCAATCATACAGACTGGTTATATGGGCCGTCCTGCTATTGCTTCTGGTAAACTTATCAACTCAATAGACTACGACATACAAGTTCAAGACGGTGTTTGGACCCTCGTAATAGAATACGCAGACTACGGCAAGTGGGTAAACAATGGTAGAAACCCTGGAAG